TTTTTTAATGCTGCTATTTCTTTATCTTCACGATACTTGATAAGTGCTGCCAGAAACTCTTTGTTATTTACATAGTGTTCTGACCTCTTTCTTTTTGCCATAGGTCTTATCATAAGTTTATCTCATAATATGTATGAATCCTATCATATTAAACATCAGGTGACAAGGTGACACTTGACAAGGCATGAAATACTCTGTAGAATAACTCTGTTAGGGTTGATAGGACAGCTATAGCTCTTCTTGGCTTTTCTTAAATATCTTTTCTAGGAGTTCCTTTGTGTCATTGACGTTTCCTAGATAACCCATGTTTCTGCTTATATTAGACTCATTATTACTTTCTTTATTTGATGACCGAATATAATCTTGATACATCATTATCATTTCTATATCAGAAGACTCTGAGAGGGTTAGAATATCAGTCAAATTAATAATAAACATATCCTCTGATGTTGTTTTCAACCAGGGTTCTATTTTATATCCTATGGCACCAGATCTACTTTTTATTTCTTGAACAATAATTGGATTAGAAACCAAAAGCATTGTCCTATCTTCTTCTTCAGTAGCTGCTACCTTAGCGAAGATTTCTTCTCCAGATTTAAATTTTACTGTTGCGTAAAAGTCGTCTTCTATCATACTTTTAACTGGATAGTGATTATATCATAATTAAATTTCTCTTCATTATAGATTTTAATTCTTTCTATAAAATGATTTAAAGTGTAATTACGTCTTGATTTGGTTGAACAATCGTCTGAAATATCATACAATGTTGCTTTTATTTTACCTTTTCCTTTTCTAAGAACTCGTCCAATACTTTGAAGATTACGGACTCTTGATTTACTTGGAGAGGCAAAGATAACATTATGGAGTTTTTTAATATTGATACCTGTACTAAAAGTTCCATAAGAGGCGACGATAATAGCGTTGTTTTCTCGCTCTGTTATCTCTCTTACCAATTCTCGTTCTTCAGCATCAACACCACCATGTACAAAAAATACCTTACGGTCATCACCCTTGTTGTTATTTATCTTTTCGTAGAGTACTGCTCCGTGTGCTTCGACTCTCTGGAAAAGAACAAGTGTATTCCCTTTAATATCAAGGGTTAGATTCTTAATAAAATTATTACGTTGTTCGTGGCCTATTAAATACTGTATCTCATCCTCATAAGTATCAAATGTTTGTGGAGGATGCTTAAGAACAAGACACTGAATATCTAATTGAGATAGATGACCTTGTTTCATTAACTCATCAGTTCTCGTTACTTTATATGACGGACCAAAAAGACCCTCTAAGACCCACTTATGCGTCTGTGTGCCGTCTAAAGTTCCAGTAAACCCAAATCTATACTTTGCATGATGAAGCTTGGTCATAATCTGAATTAAAGATTTAGACTTGAATAAATGTGCCTCATCACCTATAATACAACCATAGTCTTCAAAGAAAGACCGTTCTAGTTTATATACTGATTGCCAGGTTGTAATTGTCACTGGAGCATCATTACTTTTTTCCCTACCAGAATAAATACGGTGGCAATATGAATCAGCGTCCCAACCATAATCAAGAAAATCCTTGTACATCTGCTCTACAAGAGATGTCGTGGGAACAACTAAAAGAATTTTTTCTCCTCGGTCAACGTAGTATCTTACAAGAGAATAAATCATCAAAGATTTGCCAGAAGCAGTGGGGCTTATCAATAGCTTTCTATTGTGCTTTAGAGCACCGTATACTCCCTCAATTTGGTATTTACGAGGAGTGTGAGCACAAATAGAGTTCATATAATCTTTAACACCCTCCATTGAAATATTTTCATTTTCTTCAAATGGAGTGCCGTAATATTTGTTTTCCTCAAATTTATAACTGTATCCATAGTTTTCGCAGAAGGATACAATTTTATCTAACAGACCGACGTAGATTTGTTTGGAACGCATATCAAAGAGATGAATCTCTCCGTTCCAGTTTCTACCACGATACTGCGGCATAAATTTTGCATTAGGAACCTCAAACTTAAAATGATCTCTAAGTTCATATTCTATATGAGGTTCTGTATTAATCTTTAAAAATACTTCGTTGGATTTAGAAATAACAAGATTTGCTGTCGTGTCAATCACATAGATCCATTCATCTATAATTATTTATTACATATTTTCAAACTTATATTCTAATATCATTCTATACAAAGAATCTCTCAAATACCACAAATGTTCTTGTTCCGTTGGATGTCTTGAAGGAGACCCTTCCCACGTTTCAATTCTTTTCAACACACAATGGTGTAGAAGATAAATGTCTTCGATAGTTAAATTGACTTGATAGTCAAAATCGCTCTCTTCAGGTGGGGAAAATTCTTCTTCCATTAACCTAGTCCTGAATTAAACCTCATGAACTCTATTGCGTTTTTAATTTGATATGTTCTATTAGTTATCTGTTTTAAGATACTTTCAATATAAACAAGCATCGTATCATAATAGTCTATCTTCAAACATACTGTAGACAATTTTTCGTCAGCGTCAAGGTATTTCTGCATTGTATCCTTGTCGCGAATTTTTTTGGGAAAGGGATTTTCTATGTATACATCAGGGTCAGCTTTACCACTGAAGTATTCGTACCTTTCGTGTCTAATATTTTTTCTTTGCTGTTCTGCTTTCTTTCTCATCAGAAAGATAGTATTGTATAATTCAAAGTACTTCGCATGGAGAGAGGGAATATTTGTGGACTCCGTGTGAAGGTTGTCCATGTCAATCTTAGAGTCTTTTTCCCAGGTCTCCTGAAGTTTATCAAGGTCGATCATATAGGTTGGTTGTTCATATCAGTGATTGTATAGATAGCATACTTGAAACTCACGTCTGCTGTAAAGTACTCTTGATCCGTTTGTGTGGCATCAAAAGTCATTGTAGATAAAGTATATGGAAAAAGGTTTCTAAAAAAGATTTGAAATTTAGGAACTAAATTACTTGAAAGAATACTAAGAGTTCCATCAGAATAAATGTTATCTTGGTCGTTTGTGTATCTTCCAAAAACTTCTGCTTGTGCCTCCAGTAATTCAAATTCATTCAAACTATCTGGAAATCCAAGTCCACGAATCCATTTTTGAATTTCCATATAGTTTCCAAGATCTTCATCAACTAAAAATCTAAGATTTAAATCTCCAAATTCTATCTTGTCCCCAGGAACAGGAATATTTTTTAAATATGTTGGTTGTTCGGTAACACCAAGTGTCATGTCGGGTATATTTGCCTGGTTGCAAAAAAATGCAACTTGAGGAGATCTACGCAGAGCAAATCTAAACCCGTTAGGACTTAAGAAATTTCTATTTTCAATTTGACGAGAAGAACTTATCTCATTATATTTTTGCGTTGCCATTAGTTATCACTCGGATACAATAGTAGCATTAGAAAAACCACCATTCCTACCATCAGTATTTGCTATAACTGCAGTAGGGTTATCAGAATACTGCTTTCTATCAGCATAGTCTTCTGACCAGTTGCTACCGCCAGTATAATAAACATCTGTTCCTGCTTTTATGGAACTAGGTCTTTTAATGTGATATGCCATTTTTTGAAAAGACAATATTGACTATTTATAGGCATAAAAAAAGGACCCCGAAGGGTCCTGTATATGGTATGTGACCGATGAATCACATGAGGTTCTTAACGGTAACGCGCTGATAGTAGCGGTTAGCATTAACGGTAAGTGCGCCTGCGCCGACATTGGTGCCTTCAGCGAATGGGTTAGCGACCATGCCGTAGCGGGTCTTAAAGCCAATCTTGGGCTGGAAGGTGTTCTCTCCAACGGCACGAACCATCTGGAGGGGAACATATGGGCAATAGAACAGACCTGCGTCGTAAGGGGAAGTACCCTTATAACCTACGACGTAGTACTGGTTAGCAGCACTGTTTGCAGCATAAGGATCGATGTATACACGATACTTACCTTGCAGAACACCAGCGAAGGTATTGCCAGTGTCATCAACGTTCAGGTTAGCGTTGAGTGCAGGGGTGTAGTCGAGTACGCCTGCCATGGTCAGAGCGGAAGCAACGTCTGCAGAGCAGAGGATGATGTTGCCCTTTCCTCTACGAGTTCTTTGGGCGATGCGGTTTGCATCTCTCTCGATTTGGAACAGAAGACCCTTGAACTTCTCAACAGACCAGCGACCGTTGGAGTCGATGTCGAGGTCGAACTCGCCAGCGGTAGCAACGTTTGCTTGAGCACCAGACTCAGCAGTCTTGTAGATGGTTCTGATGACTTCGCGGTTGATCTCAGCAAGAATCTCAGTAGAGAGAATATTTGCGAGTTCCGCTTCAGCGTTCAGACCGTGGATTGCCTTGAGGTCTTGTGCCAGTTCTAAGGAGTACTCTGCTTTCAGAGCTCTGGACTTAGCGGTTACAGTGACTTTCTCAATCGAGAATGCCATCTGGTTGAAGTTATCACCAGAAGTGCCGAGATCTTCAGCATCATCGGTTCTCATACCCTGACCAACAGGATATGCAGCCTGAGTCGTGGTGGTGGAGGGGTTCAGAGCGCCAGGATTAGAAGCACTACCTTGTGCGGTAGTACCCATACCAACAGCAACGCCAGTCATGCCGTTGGTGAGGTCGAATCCTTCGTTCTGACCGGAGAATGCGGTATCTACTTCGTCGAAGAAGGTCTCGCTTCCGTCCTGAGTCTTGTACTTAGAACGCATCGCGAAGATGAGTCCAGTAGGACCAGACATAGGCTGAACGCCAGCCAGGTCATATGCGACCAGGTTAGGCATGGAGCGTCTGATCAGGGAGATCAGTACGGGGTCGAAACCAGCAACGGTTTGACCACCTGAGGAAGTGTAACCACCATCGCCAACAGCGTTGGTAGGTTGCTCAGACAGGAAGGATCCTGACTGACTAAATGCTTGTTGTTCGCGGAGGAACTTTTCTTGGTTTTCCAGCAGGGTTGCGGTTACTGCTCTCTTATGTGAATCTTCGATTTTATCGAGACCCTCATGGTTGAGGAGAGGTGCCCACTTTTCCTGCAATTGTTCGGATTGGAACATTTGCTTTACGGGTTAATGTTTACGTTTGATTTAATGTTAAATTCAGTTTATTTGCTAAGGGTGGAACCCAAAGCTCTCATGTATGCGTCCATGGAACCGCTTACAGAAGCAGGTGCCGAATCGACGCCTTCCGAGAGGGTTTCCGTCTTAGCGGATGTAGAAACATTCTTCTGAGTGAAGTATGACTCCTTCAGTGTTTCTAACTTGCCACGATATTGTTCGTCACTTTCAAACTCTACACTTTCGGCAAGTGATGCAAGCTTCTCTTTCTGGGTCTGTGCAAGACCTTCAGAAACATCATTGAGAATTACGTCAGCAGCAGACTCGGAGAGTCTGGAGTTGAGGGTAATATTTTTCTCAATCTGCTCGTTGAGTTTTGTCTCCATATCATCAAGTTTTTCTACCATGCTCTCAAGCACATCATATTTTTCTTCAGGGATAGTTACATAATGTTCTTCAAAAAGACTCTTCATTCCAGTCAGGAATGATTCGCTCATATCGGCCTTAAGGCCTGCTTCAACTGCGAGTTGATTTTCAGACATCCACTCGTCAGCAACATACTCAAGATAAGAATCGACACGCTCAGCGAGTGACTCTTTAGCAGAAGCAATTTCTTCTACGAACTTCTCTTCGTACTTTGCTTCCAACTCTTCTCTGATGGTTGCAACCTTTGCATTGATTGCAGTCTCAAAGATAGTGCGTGCTTTTTCTTGGAATTCTTCGGAGAGTTCCTCACCAGCAAGCAGAGCATTAACGTCTTCTTCAACGTTATACTCAACAACGACTTCTTCAGTTTCAGTTACTTCCTCTTCGGAAACAACTTCCTCTTCGGTTGTTTCTGCTTCTGCAACTACTTCCTCTTCGGTCGTCTCTTCTGCTTCTGCAACTACTTCGTCGGTGACTTCCTCTTCTTCCTTCATGCCTGCAGGCATAGGATCTGCTTTACCAGCGCCCTTGTTTACAATATCCTTAACTTGCTTGAGAGTTCCACCAGGTGTCTTCAGCTTAGCTGAATCATCATCGGTTTTATAGTTCTCAGGGGTAGGACCACCAAGATCTTCATAGGTTGGGGGTGTACCACCAGTCGTAAGTTTGGGCATAGGATCCGCAGCTGCAGCTCCAGCGTTGACAGCAGTTTTGGATTGCTGTGTCTTTACTTCCATTTCTTGTAAATCTCCACGAGACATTTGAACTCTCCGTTATTGCCGGGTATTAAAAACTATATTTATTTATAAAATTAAAGATTAGAAAGGAAGTTATTCCATAACTCTAACTTATGTTCCTCTAATTTTTTCTGATCAACGAGTGTATTAATTTGCTTTTTAGTTTGTTCTGCATATTTTTCACGCAGAATTCCACCTTCCCAAACCCACTCTTTTCCTTCCATAATTCCTTCAACAAATGCATCAGGAGCAGAAGGATCAGCAACGATATCAGCAGCAGTCGCTAACATGAAGTCGTCACCTACGATATTGACACCCTCTTTGGTAGTTCTAAGTGAACCAATACCGCGAGAAGAAACGCCAAGTTTTACGCCATCTTCTACCAAAGCAGATGCAATTTTACCCATTGGGGTGCTCAGAATCTTTGCTTTGCCGATGAAGTTATCACCACTTTCTCTAAGAGAAACAATTTTATGAGAAACTCTGTCGAGATTTACGGTAGGACCATCGGGGTGACCAAGTTCACCGAGTGCTCTGCCAGACTGAACATTCGACTCATTATAACGAGAAACTTCTTTACGAAGAGTTTCCATAGGATACATACGACCATTACGGTTTTTGATGTTTCCTTGGAGAAATACTCCTTCGATATACAGTGATTTCTTGCCAGACTTAGTAGTCTCTACAAGATACTTAACTGATTCGATTTCTTCTCTAATAAGTTTCATTTGACTAATGGATTACTTTATTTGAAATTAAGTGCGTGCGTCTGCGTTAACTTTAGTTCCTTTCAACGCAGAATTACCTCTTAGACCTTGACCAATATCTAAGTGGATAACAACTCCACCTGCAGCTGGAACTGTTAAAGATCCCAGGTCTGCATCATCAGCGGTATTCCGAAGAGTCACATCATAATCATTTGCATTGTCAGTATTACCAATCCAAACTGCAGTTGAGGTTTTAAATTTGGTTGTACCTGCAGCCAACGCAGTGGCATCTCCTAAGATTTTCATCTTTCCTAACTTTCAGTATAATTTATTTATATTAAACACCATCACTGGTCTCTATTTCATCATCAGAAACCTCTTCTGGTTTCCCATTGAAGAGTGCATTTCCCACAGATGAACGAGTTGCATCCACTCTTGATGCTGATTTTGAGTACAGTATATCCTTGATTTTATCACTAATTTGTGATGGTGATTCGTCAGTAATCATCATATCTAAAAGTTCGTCCATGTTTTCCATGTTACAAAAAGGTTAATTTTATTTATATTTCACCACCCTTAGGTAGTTCTGGTGCTTCTGTTGGAGACCCATCGATCTCAGGTTCCATTACTGGTGCCCCTAAGTCTCCACCTGCCCCTGTATCTAGTGGTTGTCCAGTTGCAGGATCAATTGTTGCTGGATCAGGAATGATACCTTTTTTAATTTCATTTTCAATCAGTTTATCCTGCTCAAGAATTTCAATATCAGTTTGACGCAGAATCTTACGGCGAACATAGTCCTGAGAATAGTATTTACCAACATAAGCTTCTGCAGTTGCTGCCAATGACAGTCTCTCATTCATCAGTTCTGCTTCTTTCAGTTCTGAGAAATGATTGTCATACAGGAAATCATATTGAATATGCTCACTCATTACCTCCCAGTCTTCTGGAGTAATTATATTCTTTAAGAGTAATTGAGTTCTCAACATGTCATTGAACATTTGAGAAAAACGCTTTCTCAAACGACCAACAAACTTAGTAAACTTCAGTTCGTCTCTGAGGATTTCGGAGGATCTACCGAGATTAAATCCGCCTTCGCCATCCATTCTAGACGGGGGGACGTTGAGTGATCTGTATAACTTTTTCTTAAAGTACTCAATGTCTGTAATTTCGCCAAGGTTTTGACCTCCAGGAAGAGTAGAAATTTCAGTACCACGTCCTCCCTCTCTTCTAGGAAGCCAGAAATCCTCAAGCATCGCCATGTATTTTTTGTCATCACGAATCTCTCCAGTGTTTGCATCATAAACAAGTTTGTTGCGATAACGCATCATTACATCACGCAGATATTGTTCTGCTTTCATCTTTGGTAGATTACCAACATCAATGTAGAAAATTCTACGCTCAGGTGCTCTTGATAATCTGTAAATAACAAGACTATCTTCAATCATTCTGAGTTGATTGAGAGATTTAATTGCTTTGTGAAGATATGAAAGAGTTGATCCTTTATTTCTATCTACAAGACCCGAAGTACAGTATGCAACGGAATCTTTAGTCATCTTAATCCCTGCATTTGTACTGGTCTGCATGGGATTACCCGTACCAGTTGTCTTGGGATTGTAAATAAAGAACTCTTCTAACTCTGGAAAATCATAATCCATTGGATCATTTTTCAGAGGATTGAGTTTATTTAATTCTGCTTTCTTGTTCTTCTTTTGCTTTCTTACATAACGCATTTTCATTGCGTCAATATAACGAAGTTCTTGAAGACCCTCTTCAGGATTCTTTAGATCGATAATTTTATGATAATAAAGTCTTCCATCAATATACCAGTTACGATAAATTTCGTGAGCTTTCTTATCAAAGTCCAATAAATCAAGAATATGTTTAAACTCTTGTCTAATTGTCTTCTTAATACCGTCACTAGCATTAAGATTAGAAAGTTCAATTTCTACAGGGCTATCGTTGGAATCTGAAACAATTGCTTCATTTACAATATCTTCAATAGCACTATCACACTCAGGGTGTAGTGCCATTTCACGATATCTCTTAATAAGATCAAATTCAGTTTTATAAACTCCTTCAATATCTACATAAGAACCAAAAAAACCACTACTCATGTAGTGGTCAACCCCGTCCTCATTATTAGGAGGAACGGGGGAGACCGCTGAAGGTGAGAGTGGTTCGTTGTCCTCAATCGAGAACCCAAACAATTTTGACATTATTATATTAGAACTTTATCAATTCTATTTATTAGTTCAGATCAACTCCAGTTTGATCGCTAGAGACTGATTCAAAACTTTGAACTGCGAATTCTACAGTGAATTCTTCAATAGTATCACTTGAGTCATAAGAAAGGTCGATTGCAGCAACAGCAACTGGGAAGATGTCAATGAATCTGTATGACTTCAAGGGAGTGACTTTAGTGCCATCGGCAGTATCAGAATTTTTACCACTATGTCTATTGCCAGAGTAGCCTCTACCAAGTTGATAGACATATGCATCAGTCATATATGTATCTGGTTTTGTTGCTCCAGTATTATTGCTAAGTCTAGCAATACCGTTCATCCATGCTTCCATAGCATTTCTGATTGCAAAATCTTCATCATTGATAACGGTAATAGTCCAGTTATCAATGGTTCTATCTCCAGCAACCTTCAGAGTACGACCTCTGAAGGGAACATCAATAGAAGCAATATTTGATGCAGGCAGGTTTGCTGCCTTGCAAAGTATACTGAAGTTCTCCTGAACATCAGTTCCCCATTCTGCATTTGGTGTTGATCCAGTTGCAGCATCTGGCAGGTTAGGAATTTGAACCTCAAATAGATTGGGTCTTGCACCACCACCCTGCAGTTTGCTGTGGAATTTTGAGAGTGTGCGTAAGTTTGACATTTTTAGAAATCCTCCTTTGTTTTATAATTAATGATCAAACTCTACCTGCTACTTCCGAGAAAGAAACGCCTGTTCGCGTTGCTACGAAAGTAAGGGTGATGAAGTTAATAGACTTAGCAGGCTTCAGGAAGATGTCTGCTCTAAACTCATTGTTATCGATCACATCAGGAGTATTATTAGTCTCGTCGCAAATAACGAGATAGTCAATGAGTCCTCTCTTCGCCTGAACATCACGGAGGTATGGATCAACGATGTTTCTGAAGTTCGCTCTGGTCAGATCGTCGTTCAGTTCAAACAGTTGAGCCTGTGCTGCTCTTTCCAGTGCCTGCTCAACAGTGAGGAACAAGCGGCGAACATTGATTCTATCAAACGCAGATGCGAATCCAAGTGCAGTCTTATCACCAAAGAGGAATGTACCCGCACCAGGTGAAGTGATGAAGGAGTTAATTCTCTTAGGATAGAGACGATCTCTTTGTGCCTTGCTTGGGTTATAAGCAAGTTTGACTGCATTGTTTAGAACACCTCTTTGCTGTCCTGCAGGCGAGAACCATGGGAAAGCAAGAAGTGCGGTTCTTGCCATCATTCCAGCAACATCAGCGTTGGTTGGAATGTAGACGAACTTGTTATTAAATCTGTCGAAGGTGTACTTATATCCAGAGTCGAATGTCGCGTAGGACGAGGACGACAGAGGACCAAAGTATCTGAGAAGATTTGTTGTTTGCTGCTCTGTGGTCAGAAGCGCACCACCAGGTGTGCCTGCTGCTGCAACCAGATTTTCTCTGTGAGCACCAATGCAAGACATGCAATCTTTTCTTGACTCTGAAAGAGAGATGATGTAATTTGCTTTTGCTTGCGATTCTGCTTCTGTAGCACAACCAGGACCCATGATGATGAAGTCTGCTTCAACTTCATCTTTGTTGGAAAATAATCCGTAAGCAGTAATTAGTTTTCCAAGATCTGCCTTGTAACCATCTCCACCAGAGGTCTGATAGTCATTACCACCCATGATGGTGTAAGTTTTGGCACCAATTGCAAGGAATTGCTTATCCTGTGCGACTGTTCCAGATTGGTTGGTTGAAGCAGTTTCAGGTGCAAAGGATGCTGCCTTAACTCCAGTGTATGCAGTAAATCCTGTTGCAGCAGGAGTTGTTCCATGGAAAGCATCAGCTGCTGCTAGAGGATCTGCTCCAGCATAGATGTTTGCAGAAAGATCACGGAGGTAATCTTTATAGTAGATCCTTTGAGGTGCATTAATATTGGAAACAGCATCACTTGCTTTAGAAAGATCGGTATGCTTTTCAAGGATATTACCCTTAATTCCAGTTACATCTCCATTATCATCAACAACAGCGATATGAAGTTGATCGTTATGTCCTTGTCTATCACTTACATAGACACTAGTACCAGGTTTTGGTGCAAGAGTGCTCCAGAAAATAGTGGAGTTTGAAAGACCTAAAGTTTGCTGATCATACCAGTCAACTGCGGATGTAGCAGTGGTGCCTGTTGCTTGAGATCCAAGAGCTCCTGTATTAACTCCTACAGAGTTAACAAAGAACAGTGGGTTAGATGTACCAAATGAGGAGAAAGAATCTCCCTCTGCGTAATCAATTCTAGTCTCTGCTCCAGCAGAACTGACTCTAGAAACAATTTTAACGTCAATTGAGCTGCTTCCACCTGAATCTGTGCTGACTCCAGTGATAATACCTTTTACATATCCAGTGAAGGTTGAAGTTGAACCAGATCCTGGAAGCACTCCAGTTACTGCTGCAGTAACGCCTTGACCAACTATAGCACCTGCATTACTAAGGTTTGCAGTGCTAATTCCTAGTGTTTGATCTGCAAAATCGTCGATGTAGCAAACCTTAAGGCTATTTGCCCAAGAACCAGGGTTCTTAGCAGCGTATAGGAAGTTAACTGACGTATCAGACGCATTATTTACATAATCGTCGTAGTTCTTGATCTTTAGTGTAGTAGTGCTTGCAATACCTACACCAGCGTTAGCACTCTTAAGGTCATCGTCATCTGCTCTAACAACCTTAAGAACACCACCATATGAGAGATAAGATGATGCACTCATCCAGTACTCATATTGAGCATCGCTATTTTTTGGTTCTCCAAACACGCTAATGAGGTCCTGCTCATTAGTAATGTTTGTAACTTCTTCTACAGGTCCAATTTCAAATGGTCCAGCAATGGCACCAATATTATCAAGTACATTATCAGCTCTCCCTACAGTTAGGTCAACCTCCCTTACCAGTACTCCAGGAGATAATTGAGGAGTCGCCATGTTTTAGTTCTCCGTGATCTCAGTTTATCTGAAAATATTTATCAAAACCTAGGTTTTCACAGGGGAAACACGACGTGAACTACCAATCTGGATATTCCCATGTGTTGCTACATTTTTTATTATCTAATATTCTTCTTATGGTGCATTCTTTGCATTCATATGAATATGAAGATGCAACTGCACCTCTGTCTTTTCTGGTTCTATAAAAATCTTCCACTAAGTTTTTTGTTTCTCCACAAGATCTGCATTTTCTATCTTGTAAAAGTAGATGTCCTAATTTTATCTGTCCATCTAGATCCATTAGCGATAGTCCCACATATATGACATATCACCATATTCACCAACGGAAGCATTAGACCAACGATCACCCTGAGCATCGACAAAAGTATCATCATCTAGGCCATCATTCAGAAATCCAAATGGTGCCATATCCTGTTCAATCTGATTTTTTTGTTCTTCATATAATCTTTTACGAACATCTTGATCAGTTAATTCTTTAAAGTAATCCATTTGAACTAACCAAGCATAGATGACAAGACACATTGCTAGGTCATCATTACATCCCTCTTCTGCTTCAAATGAATTATGTTTTGAAATAAAGGTTGTTAGTTCTGAGATAATCTCATAATCATTAAAAATAAGTTTATCTTCTTCAATTAAAGTTTTAAGATTAAGTGATCCTACCTTTTTGACAGTCTTAGACATCTTGACGCCTAATTGAGTCTTTTTACCAGAAAATCCCTGACCAACAATCTGTCCTGCTCTACCTCTCATAGAACACATTAACAGATTTTGATACTCAAGATCATATTGCAGAATACTGGCAACTTGGTCTCCGATATCATTTACCTCACATAAAATGTATGCGCTATTATAACTCTTTGCTACCTCGTAGATAATATTTGGGAACAACATTGGTTTTATATCATTATTCCTATACTTGGCAACAATTCTATGGGGGAACTCTGTAATATCTACGCATACAAATGCAGAGTAGTCTTCTCCAACTCCCCTGGCAACATCGACTGTCATCACATAATCATGATCTTCTTTTACTGGTTCATAAACATCTAGTCCAGCATTTCTTTGAATAGGATTATCATATATTAAAGTTCTTAATTTGCTAGGTGCAATAAGCGTATCAACCGAGCCTAGAAATTCACATTCAAACTCAACCTTAAACTGCTGTTCAGATGTGTTGGCAATCGTAGTCTCTTTCCACTTGGAGTCTCTTCCAGGTACTTCAGACCAATGAACATCTGTTGGTACATATTCATTCTTACTCTTTTCTGCATCATGCCACATACGGTAGAAATGATTCATACCGTGTGGAGTAGATACGATAATTACCTTGGTGTTTTGACCAGAAGTAATAGTAGGATAAACAGATGCAAAGAACGAGTCAGCAACGTGATTCGGGACAAACGCGAACTCGTCGAGAAAGAGGATGTTGAACGACATACCTCTGACAGCACTTGCAGACGTAGAAGCTGCCAATATCTTACTGCCATTTTCTAACTCCAAAGATCCTTTGTTCCATGCCACAATACCTTGCTGCATCCACTTGGGCAAGTTTTCATATGCAGTCTGCAACCTTCCAAGTAGTTCTCTTGCGGTTGCCGCTTTGTTTGCCAGAATACCAATGTTAACACTGTCATTGAAGACAGCATAATGCAAAAGGTAAGATACGACTGTAGTGGATTTACCAGTCTGTCGTGGCATTTTACAGATATTAAATCTGTTTTCGTGAAAATTATTGATTAACTTCTCTTGAAAATGATATGGATGAAATTGAGTAAGACCTTCATCAAGAGAAACAATTTTGATATAATTTTTGGCAAAATAAACAGGGTCTTCCTTACATTTCATAAACTCAAGAATTTGTTCTTGAGTAAACTCAATGGCAGTATTCGCTTTTTTTAAATTAGGATTACCGAGATATACATTATCAGACATAAACCAATCAACAATTCCATGCTCTTAATGATTTATTGATTCTGCTATCAGGATCATTTGCGGTTTTAGAAGAAGTTAATTTCTTCTTCATACCCTTCATTCTCGCACAAAAACTTTTTCTACGAGGGTTCCCAACTTTCTTTGAAGGTCTCTTAAGATCGCTTCCTGGGTTTTCACGCTCATACGACTTTCGCCCTTTTTCATTTAGTCCTCCTTCAGGATTTTTACCAGATTTCTTTTGCCAGTCTTCCGTATGTAGAAGAGGTTGTCCTGGTTCATAATCAGAAATGTCATAATTCCTTACTTTACCGCCAGGATAAACTTTATCAATCTGTGCTTGTACTTCTGCTCTGCTTGGTTTAACAACGGATGGGAAGAACATTTGAATAATGTACATCTTACCACGGAAGGTAAGAAACACCCGTATAATTTGACCAGTTTTTCTGGGAATTTGAACGGCTTCAGAGTACATACCCATTGGTTTTACATAATTTTTATTTGGGCCCATCTTGCCACCATTTCCACCTTTAAACTTTTTAGGTTGGTCGCAATCAGTCATTCCATGAACAGGACACTCTGTTCCTTCATGAGTATGATTACATCCTTTCTTCTCATCAATCTGCTCACCATCATGAATTACTTCATCACCTGCTTTCACGCAACGGTTGTAAGTCTTACCAAACAGTTTTTGAGTTCCTGCTTTCTTGTATCCCTTCCAACACTTTTTACCTGCTTCTCCGAGTAACTTAGATCCAAGACCTTCGGTTGGTTGAAGTGGATCTGGTGTTATGAGATCAGTGAACTCATAGTCAGTTGGTTTATATTCAGATCTCCAATTGGAAAACTCTTCTTTCTTAGTTTTATTACCCCAGTTTGCAGCACCTACCTTACGGCATTTAACTAATGCTCCAGATGCATATGCAGAAGGCCATACAGAATAACGGGATTTGACTTTATGATAACAAGCATCTTTTTTACCTTCCTTAAGATCAATATCAATCTCATCACCTACTTCTACATTATTCTCAGCAAACCATCCACGATTTACTTCTATTGCACACAAAATTTCTCCATCAGATGAAACTGGAGTTTCAACATTTGGTTCTAACTGCTTAATACTTTCAATAATTCCATCTACTCTAATAAATGCAATGTCGAGAGGAATCTTGGTTTCTTTCATATGGAAAGATTGCTGAGCAACTTTTTCAAATACAAAAAGCATTCCACTGTTTTTATCTAAACTTTCTCGGAACATCAATCCAAGATTGAATTCTTTAATGTTAGTTGGAACCTCAACATGAAGAGGTAGGGTTGTAAATTCCTCACTTATACCCGCTTTTCTCAAGCGTTTAGCTTGACTCTTGTGCATTTCAACTGCTTTATCTAATTCTTTAGCAATACCCTTTACACTCTTTTTCATTTCTTCTTTCATGGTTTTCTTGGGTTTGTCAGTTGAAACGTAAGTTGGTTTTGCTGCTCCTGTTTTTTGTGGTTGACCTGGATCAGCAGCTCTCTTTCTTCTCTGAGCAGACTCTCTTTCCGATTTGCTCATACTTGCTCTTTTTGCAGAAGATACACATTTGGGTGTTGACTTCTGTCCCGGTTGGCGAGCACAGGGTTTGCCTGATACTACTTGAACCCAACCTGGTTTTCCGCCTTTTGATCTGGACTTACCAAACCAATCACGAAGACCTTCCTCACTTATTCCTCCTCCACCGTTACCATTTGATCCACCATTGCCACTCCCATTCCCATTACCACCATTGCCATTACCATTGCTATTACCATTACCATTTTTTGGTTCATCCACAGAGTGTCCATTTTCTTTGCGAAGATATCCGGCACGACCTACTGACTTAAATCCTTTGGGG